CTTGACTTTGGAAAACCAATACCTACCAACCAATTATGCAACTCAATATAGTTTGCAAGTTTCTCATCCACTAGAAATGTAATCTCTAGATTATCAAAGGTAAGGTCATCACCCATGACAGGAATTTGTTTTAGTGGGGTTGGGAAGATTGACTCACCAAGGTTAACGCCAGGCAAGTTCGCCGCAGTAGTAAAGAATTCTACTAACGGTAATTTGTTGATACTGAACTTAAACTTGGTTGGGTCTGAATAATCTAGTTCAGTGGGTTGTCTGCTTAATGAATTTATCTGTACCATACTATTATTTATACAGATAAAAAAAGGGGAAACCGAAGTTTCCCCTTTTGAATGGTTGGTTAGCCCAACTCTTATTATTACATAAGGTTGACGACTTGAACTCTACGGTAGTAGACGTTATCATTTGAACCAAGTGTAACGTCAGTTGCAGTAGCAGTCGAGAATGGGTTCTGAGCAAGACCGTATCTTGTCTTGAAACCAATCTTAGGCTGGAAAGTGTTCTCACCAACTGCACGAACCATCTGAAGAGGCACGTATGGGCAGTAGAAGACACCAGCATCGTAAGGTGAAGAACCTTTATAACCCACAACAAAGTACTGTTTTGCAGCAGCGTTTGCCATGTATGGGTCAATGTACACTTTGTAACGACCATTCAGAGTACCAGCGAAGGTGTTACCAGCGTCATCGACTTGAAGGTTGTTGTTAAGTGCCGGAGCGTAATCAAGTACACCAGCCATCTGAAGTGCAGACGCAACGTCTGAAGAACAGATAATGATGTTACCTTTACCTCTACGAGTTTGCTGAGCGATTACGTTTGCATCTCTCTCAACTTGGAACATAAGTCCTTTGAACTTCTCAACAGACCAACGACCATTTGAGTCAGTGTCCATGTCGAAGATACCACCGTTAGTAGTGTCGGTCTGAGCACCTGGCTTTGCAGCCTTGTAGATAGAACGAACAACTTCACGGTTGATTTCTGCAAGGATTTCAGAAGACAGAATGTTAGACAGTTCTGTTTCTGCGTCAAGACCATGAATTGCTTTAAGGTCTTGTGCGAGTTCCATAGTGTATTCTGCTTTAAGAGCACGAGTCTTTGCAGTAACAGTCGCCTTTTCAATGGTGAATGCCATTTGAGCGAAAGCGTTACCAGCGGAGTCACCCTGTGCTTCCATGTTTGCAGTTGTGTCACCTGTACCAGAAGTGAATGTACCAGCAGGTGCATCATTCAAGATAGCAGGGTTAGTACCAGCGTGAGTGCCTGCACCAGAGAAGTCAGTATCGGCTTCGTTGAACAGTGCTTCATCACCACCAGCAGAATTGATTCTTGATTTCATTGCGAAGATAAGTCCAGTTGGGCCAGTCATTGGCTGAACTGCACAGATATCGTATGCAATCAAGTTAGGCATTGCACGGCGTACAAGCGAAATTAGGATAGGGTCCCAATTACTTGCAGACGCAGTGTTGTTAGCAGGTGCGGCTTCCGAAAGGAATGCAGCATCTTCTTTAAGTGCTTTTTCTTGGTTTTCCAAGATAACAGAAGTGACGGCACGCTTATAGTTATCAGCAATCTCAGGCAAATCTGGGTGCTGAAGGACTGGCTGCCACTTTTCTTGTAAGTTTTCTGAATTGAACATCTTAGTTCTCTCCTATGTTTTCTATATTACTATTATTTATTAAAAGTTACTTTTTCACAATGTTGAAAGCCTCGGCCCCGTAGGGTTTTGACTTCTGGATAGCGGACATATACGCAGCCATAGCGCCACTAACGTCAACTTCTTGATTTTCAGTTTCTACTTCTTCCTCAAGGGTTTGGGTAGCAACTGACTTAGGAAAATAATTTTCCTTCAAGGTGTTAAGTTTTGCAGTGAAATCGTCCTCACTGGTGAACTCAACATCTTCAACTAATCCCTCAAACTTTTCCTTTTCAGTCTCAGCGAGGTCTGTTGAAACTTTTGCGATAACCTGTTCACGAACAAGTGTAGATTTCTCTTTGTTCATGGTAGTCATCTTCTCGATTGTTTCATTGAGTTTAGACTCAAGTTCTTCAATCTTCTGAGCTTGACCCTCAAGGATGTCGTACTTCTCATCTGGAACATCAATGTAATGCTCTTCAAAGAGTGCCTTCAATCCTGTGATAAAGTCTTCTGCAATTTCACCTTTTAACCCACGGTCAATAGCGAGTTCGTTCTCTTGCATCCACTCTTTAACAACATAGTCAAGGTAAGAATCGACTTTTTCAGTCAGTTCGTTTTTGAAAGTTTCTACTTCTTCTGCAACTTCCTGTGTCTTCTCCATGTCAAGTCTTTCGACTTCACTACGCAGTTTAGACTTCACGGCAGCTTCAAAGATTGTAGTTGCTTTTGCAGTAAACTCTTCAGAAAGGTCTTCACCTTCCACCAAAGCGTTTACGTCATCTGTTACGTCAACGGAGTCGATATCAAGAGCTTCCTTCTGCTCATGCTTTCCACCACACTGAGATTCAGCGTATTCTTTTGCATCTTGAGCATTCATAGCATTCATCTTATCCATCATTGCGTTGATAGCATCTTTCTTGGATTTGATTTTCATGGCCATGATAGGCTTCTCTTCTTTCTCTTCCATTTCTTCCTCATCGTCTGAATCCTTTTCGTCTTCATCCGACTCGTCTTCTTCTTTGAGTTTTTGGGGTGCTTCGTCACCTTTTACGGCAGTAGGAATAGTAGCGTCCTTCTTGGCTTTCTTAGCGGCATCAGGCCCTGATTTCTCATCACCTTTTACCACTGGAGCACCAAGGTCTTCTACATCACCGTCTACCTTAGAACCTTTTTCACCAGCAACTGCACCTTTTTTCGGTGCGTCTGCAGCTTCTTCAAGTTCCGCAGTAACTTCTGCTTCCAAATCCTCAATTGTCTTATCTAGTTCTGACATTTGGGAGTTCTCCTTAATGTTAATCTCATTATACTATATTTATACAATTACAGTTTTTTGAGAAATTTTGCGAAGGCCAATGCTTGGTATTTCGCATTTCTTGAACGAATGCCTCGTTCAATATCCTCTTGGATTTCCGCAACCTCAACTTCTTTGAGAATACCGTTATTCCAAATCCATTCCTTACCTTCCATGATACCTTGTACAAAGGCCTGAGGTGCAGATGGGTCTGCTACAATATCGGCAGCGGTTGCCAAGTAGAAATCTTTATTTACATAGTTCGCACCATTCTTTTGTTGCAAACTACCCATGCCTCTTGATGAGACTGCGAGTTTACCACCATCGTCCATAATGTTTGATACAATATTACCCATTGGAGTTGACATAACTTTTGCCTCACCAATGAAGTTTTTACCATCTCTTTTGAGAGATGTAACCATGTGCGATACTCTTTCCAGATTGACTGTTGGGCCTTCTGGGTGTCCAAGTTCACCGTATCCACGATTCTCGTTAATGAACTCTTTGTTGTATCGTGCAACTTCTTTTTCTAAAACCTCAACAGGATAAATTCTACCGTTGCGGTTTTTGATATCTCCCTGTAAGAAAATACCTTTTAATTTGTAATTCTTTTTACCAGACTTTTCGTCCTCTTCCTTGAGGATTTCAACGTCATGTACTTCTTCTGTAATCAGTTTCATTGTAATCCCCTTATGCGTGATGTGCCACAGGTGTTAGTTTTACATCAGCGGATGCGGCGAATACTTTGTCAGTAGGTTTTTTAATTACCATGTGACTTGCACCAGCGCCTAGATGGAATGAACCCTGTGTAGTATTCGATGCGTTACAAACAGTAACTAACTGTGCGGCTGCATTTGTGTTCAGACAATATACAACAGTTGCACCATCGAATGCGGCACCAGCACCAGCGTTTGTTCCAGCGTTTGCGGCCGCAGCCAATAACTTTAATTTTGCCATTTTTACATTCCTAACATTTCTCTCTCAAAGTACTTCAATAGTTCTTTTTCTTTAACTTTGAACTTCTTTGCGGAGTCTTTTATAGTTTTCTCAAAAGTATTTAGGAAATCTGAAGGTTTAGAGTCCATAATACGGAAAATATCATCGACTGCCTCCTTCATCTTAGGAGACAGTTTGCGATATTCCTTTGATTTTTTGTGTTCATCTTTCTCTGGAAGAGATTGAACTACCTCATCAAACCGTTTCATCTTCCGTTTCTTCTACCTCTGGAATGTGTTGCTTAATCATAGATGCAGCAACATCTTTTCTTCTTGTCTCAAGACTTGCACCCACTTTTTGTGAGATTGCGTTCTTGAACTCGTTTTCTGCACTTAGATTATCACTATCTGCAAGTGCATCAATTATTTCTCTACTCATAACATTTTACCCTTTGGTTTTTTTGATTCAAATTGGTCATCTTCTCCACCACCTTCATCTGCAATTTCATCCTCAATCTCATTAATCTCTTCTTGAGTTTGTTTCAGAATGTGTTTTCTAATCCAAGCCTTTGAGAAGAAATTACCAACGTAGGGTTCAACAGTACCTAACATTTCCAGACGTTCTCTAAGGATTTCTGCATCACGCAACTCTGCGAAATGACCATCCTGTAAATAATCATACTGGATATGTTCTTTGATTTTATCCCACTCTTCTTCAGCAATCACACCTGTAAGAATAAGTTGTGTGCGAAGAACATCATGGAATAATGCGGAGAACTTTTTACGAAGTCTCTGTACAAATTTAGAGAACTTCAATTCATCTCTGGTAATCTCTGTAGACCTACCAAGAGAGAAATTCTGTTCTGCTTCCATTCTGGACATAGGTACGTTTAACGACCTATACAGTTTTCTCTGGAAGTATGTGATATCATCAATCTCACCAAGGTTTGAACCGCCAGGCAAGGTTGTGATTTCTGTGCCTCGGCCACCTTCTCTACGAGGTAACCAGAAGTCTTCCAACATTGACATATGATTTCTATCGTCACGAATTTCACCAGTTGATGCATCATAGACCAACTTGTTACGATAACGACTCATCACATCTTTTAGGTATTGTTCCGCTTTGATTTTCGGAAGATTACCAACGTCAATGTAGAAAATTCTACGTTCAGGCGCTCTTGAAATACGATAGATAACCAGTGCGTCTTCAATCATTCTTAACTGATTGACAGGTTTGATTGCCTTATGTAGATAAGACAATACTGTACCTTTAGTTTGGTCAACTAATCCAGAAGGACAATATGTAATGGAATCTGCCGTGATTTTTAGTGCAGCCTGTGGTGTTGCACTATTGTCTACTACCTTTTCATTGTACAGATAGTATTCAATCGTTGCCTTTGTTTTATCAATACCAGTAATTGGGTCAGGCCTGTCTTTGATGACTTCCCTTACCTTCTTAATTTTTCTGGGGTCAATATAACGAAGTTCCTTGATTCCTTTTCTTGTCTCTTTCTTATCAATTACTTTGTGGTAATAGATACGACCATCGACATACCATCTACGAAAGATGTCATGTCCTTTGACATTGAAATCAAGTAATTGAAGAACTCTGTCGAACTCTTCATGAATACGTTTTTTAACTTTATCAGAATACTCTAACCTGTCTAAACGCAACGCAACAGGGGCATCGTACTCATTTGAAGCGATGCCTTCACTAACGATATCTTCAATTGCAGAATCACACTCTGGTTGAATCGCAATGTCACGATAACGTCTGATTAAATCGTTTTCTGTCTTGTCTCGTCCATCAACATCCAATGTTTGACTATAGAAACCGCCACCAGCGACTTCAATAGTACCATCATCAGATGAAGGGAGAGTAAAAGACTCTCCCTCATCCTTTGAACGAGTGATTTTGAAACCAAATAATTCAGCCATAATAACTCCTATTTTCTACTACTATTTAGTAGGTTTCTAGAAGTTAACTGCTGAGGCTTCAAAGTGGTGATATCTCCAAGTTACTCCGAACTCTTCAATAGCGTTAGCAGTCTCATAACTTAATTCGATAGGTGCAACCACTTGTGGGAAACATCCACGAAGGATATAAGACTTGAGAACTGTATCATCACGGTCAAGTTGCTCAACAATTAGGTCTGCTTGGTAATCAGCA